CTTTCTTAGATGCTGTCTGAATTCCGAAGCTAGCAAGAACCCCAGTAAAAACTGAAGCTATAAATGTCGGATCAATTTTCTGCTGAGGAACCCCAGGAATAGAAACATAATTTAATGTTAATATTCCGCCCGACCACACCAGAACTCCAAGGCGAACAAATGTACTAATGATTGCTGCCTGTTCGTCTGCATCTGGAAGGAGAGCATCTTTAAGTTTCTTTAAAGCACCCTTCTTTTTAGGTGCCTCCTTCTGCTCTTCTATTACTTCCTTAACTTCATCGGGCATTTAGAATAAAGCAACTACTTATATATAGTATCTTTTAAAGGGAAGCAGAAGTAGGAGCAGTAACAGTAGGATTAGCTTGTGGAGCACTAGGCATCAAGTCATTAGAACCAGTAGGAAGTGATTCAGTACCGACAGATGGAACCCCACCGCCAAGACCTCCCATAACTGCTTCAAGAGCTTGAGACTTAACGTTATCAATAATTGAATCTCGGTTGACGTATACAGATAGGCCACCAATGACAACGGCAAGAGATACAACCCCAGACGCAACAGCGATGACGTTAACAACTTTTTGACACATGATTCTTGTTCGGGTTATCTATTTATCCCTAGTATAGTATGCTTTGTAATAACTGACAAGCCCTGACGTGGTTGATTGTTTTCTACACCATTCATCAGCGCATTCGTAGATAGATCTATTGGTATTATTATTTCCAAAATTTTTAAGAAGTACCACTAAGGTCTCTTCTCTTAATTTTAATTGCTGTTCAGTCATCAGATTAATCCTAAGGAACCAGCAGTTACACCCATACTAACAAAGAAACCAAACTCTAACAAGTCCCTAGCAGGAAGAATAGATATGAGTAAGTAGTTCATGTTCCTGCTGGTACTGTTACTGGCTGCATCTGCGTTACCCGTATCCCTTTACCTCCACTAAAATCATCATCGTCATCATCATTAAATCCACCACCAGCCGCAAACCAAAACCCTAAGAGGATAAGTACTGGAATGAAAGGAAATATTAATGCCCAAACTGGTGAGACTGATTCTGTTGCGTAAGCTAATTCGCCCATGGGAATAAGAGATACGAGTAATTATTTAGTTTTGTAACGATTTAGAATATGCCTGGAATTATTTGTCCAGTAGCAACATAAGAACCAATCGCTGCCCAGAAACCAATCATTGCCCAACGACCATTAGTAAGTTCTGCTTCCTTACTCTGATCAACATCCATAACTTCTATCTGAGGTTCTGTGGCGTATGCATTCTGTCTGCCGCCGTCTTCTGTAGTAACAGTCATAATAGTGTTAAGAAACATTACAATATTATATATCACAAATTAAACCTAGTCTAGTAATTTATACTCATTTCAATACATATTATCTTCTTTATACTCTATAAGTTCCTTTACCCATTCTTTCTGACCACAATATCCATGAGCATCTTTATTCATGTGACGATGATAATTGATGTGCATCACTTCAATCATAAGGAATATTCCAATAGAAAACATAGGTAACATCCATAAGGGATGTCCAAAGACTTCACAAAACTCTTTGTAGTAATCTTCGAATTTCATGTACCTTCCCAATAAAAAAGAGGACCCGAAGGTCCTCTCTTAATTATATCACTTTCTGAATCAGAATGTGAACTTGGCGCCGACCTTACCAGACCAGTCGATGATGTCATCGTTAGATGCTTCACCAGTGATGCCAGCAATCTCACCGTATACGGAAAGATCTTCGCTTACAGCAACAGATGCACCAACCTTACCAGAGATTTCACCCTCGGTGTCGTCAGTAGAATCAGTGTGAACGAATGCAGGACCTGCCTGAACGTAGTAGCTCACTTTCTCTGTACTTCCTTCGTAGCCTACGTGAAGATCAGTTGTTCCAGTGGTGTAATCGCCATCAGGATAAGAAACGTTGCTCTCTACGTTGACATATGGACCTGCAAAAGCAGCGCCAGCGAATAGAGGAGCAGCAGCCGCAGCTGCTATTAGAGGTTTAAACATTTTAGTAGTTAAGTGTCTCGCAGATATAAAAAAAACCTGCGGATGATAGAGCTCCCGACAGAGCTCATGTTACATTCTACGCAGGGTTACGATTCTTTCGAGTCCTTTGTTATGTAAAGTTATTTATCAACTGTCACATTTTAAACTGTGACACTCTAAGTATACTTCAACACAAATCATTTGTCAACACTACTCCTGGGGTTTGTTTTCTTGAGCAGCACTATTCTCAGTGATCCTTCCAAGATAGGGATTCAAATCCATCAACTCTTCAATAGTAAACTTAGATCCTTGTGTCGTCCAGAAATTTCTGATAGCCTCTCTATTTCCTTGATGGAATACTCCAATATGTTCTGGATGAATACTAGATCCTAACTCAACCTTATAGTTAAAGAGAGGTATAGAATAAGTATTACCTGAATTATAAAGTAAATCATCTGCTACTGGACGTGGACGCACTCCATTATCTAACTTGAACTTATCTCCACGACAATGCAACCTCATCATCTTCTCTGCATGATGTCTTGTAATAACATAACAAGCAGTAGAAAAATTATTTACAAATCTCTTATGAATTTTAACATGAAGATCACCCGTGCAAATGATTGCCATCTGAACTACATCCCAATCATAAGGGAAGTGTGCATAGAAATCTTGCCAAGTAAAGTTCCAACACTGTGCCAAATCTAAATCACAATCATCTTCCATCATGATTGCATAAGGACTATCAGATGTTTCCATCCAATGTTTAATAGCTTTAAGATGAGAAGTGGTACATCCTATCTCACCACCCGTCATATTATCTGGGTATCTTCCACTAAGAATATGACCCAAATCATCTGCTCTACCATCATATGCAGAGACCCTTTCATAGTCAGTGATCTCCCAGTACTTAAACTGTTCCTCCATGTATTGCCAACGCTCAGGTTGAGCATCTAAATTAATACAGTAGATTGGACCAAACCCTTTAAGTTTGAATGCAGATTTATTCTTATCTCTAGGAACTACTATATTAAAGGAAGGTGGTGGGGACAACTCAGCATCCTCCCTATCCATAGTCTCACTTAATTTTACCATCAATAACCTTCTCTATGTTTGGCAAATAATAATCTGTTAACATTCTAGTCCATTCAAACTGTTTTGCATAGTCTAATATTTCTTTCCTATTATGTATAGAGTACTCTCTATTTTCAATAATCTTATGCTCAATATACTTAGTCTGATGGATCATATCTTCAGGGATTACTGTAATAAATTTCTTATTAAGATCCAAGTTAGCAGTTGCCCATTCGGAAAGCACTACACCAAGTCCAGCAGAGAAAGCTTCTGCAACTACAAGAGGATGGGCCTCACCATCACTAAGCAACACAAGATTAGCATACTCAGTTAAATTCTGAAAGAGAGTTTCCTTCTTCCACTCACCCAGATAATTTTTAGATTGATCAAACCTATCCTCTGCAATGTTACCAGCATAATATAAAGATTTAATCTTCTGAAAAAGAAACTGTCTCTTTCTATGGTCAATCTTAGCCAAATAGATACTCGCTTCTGAGTGCTTGGGATCATCAGTAACTCTAAAATTATCTGACATAACCCCATTAGGATTTAAAAAGAGTTTCTCTCGTGGAATTCCTGCAAGATATTGATATGCTTTATTAACTGTCTCAGACAAACCAAATACAACTGGCTTAATAAGAGAGAACATATCAAATACTCTCTCCTTATAAGGACCCATCATATCACGACGATCTATATTTAAATATGCAAAGTGAGTCGTACACGCACATGGATATTTAATATGAGGATAAAGAGGAACCCAGTCATCATAATTAATATGAACAAAATCCGGCTCAAACTCATGCATCTGATTAAGCATCTTATTCGGATTAGGATCATTCAGAATCTGAATATCATGCCCCATATTTTCCAGGGACACTTTCATATCCCATATCAAACTCTCTACCGCACCCCAGGCAGGAGGTGGGATGGGTAAAGGTGGTCCAATGATACTAATTCGCATTGCTTCTTGGTTCCATCTTCTCTATGTTCTCAGCATAAAGTTTAACCAGACCTTCCCAGGAGAAATTATCAATAGCAAACTCTCTAATCTCATCTCTTCTACCTAAGGATGCTTCCCTATTCTCCTGTATCTTCTCTTCAATATAAGGAATGTCTTCCAACTTATCATCAGGAACTACTGTGACATAAGGAAGGTCAGGCAAATCATGTGCAGCATACTTAGATATAACCACACCTAATCCTAAGATCATTGCTTCCTTAACAACCAAAGGAGTTCCATTCTCACCATCAGACAGAAGAACTAAGTTAGCAAAGTCTCCAAGGTGTTCTCTCTTATATTCATCACTCCACTCACCAAGATAGTTTTTCTTAGGATCAAAAGGAGTCTGACTCATAATCCTACCAACATAATCAATAGAATCAATACCTTGATATATCCACTGCTTCTTACGATCATTAATCTGTGCAAGATATAATGAACGGTCTGGTAATACTGCTTCCTTATGATAGGTAAATCTCTTATGGTTTGCTCCATTAGCAGAGAGAAGCAACTTACTTTCATCTGCTCCTGCTGCCTTAAAGCAATCCATATCCTTCTG